TGTAACTCCTTGAATACCTTGTGGTCCTGTAGGTCCTGTAGGTCCAGAACTACCGCCACCTGTTATAGCAATAACTTCGCATGTGGAAGCATCGTAAGCAACAGAATAAATAGTATCAGAACCAGTAGAAGGATTAATTCTTACAGGATTAACAAAGAACCCTGAAGTAGAAGCAATAAAGGGACTTGCTGGACTAACAACGGCAGGAGCGTTCAAAATAATAGATTGGGGTTGGGTTGATTTCGCATACGGACCAATAGCAATAGACCTTGCTCCTTGTGAATTATCTCCTGCGTGATGTCCTATACTAATACTATAATCGCCACTATTTAGAAATCCAGCGTTCTCACCAATAGCAACAGATGCCTTTCCAGAACTACTATTACCAGCAGAAGCACCTAAAGCAAGACTTCCCTCACCTGCGTTGGAAGCACCAGCCAAATTACCGATAGAAGTAGAAGACAGACCTGAATTAATCGCTCCAGCCTGATTACCAATCGCAACCGAATACGGACCGCTGTTTTGGTATGCTGTGCTGTCTCCAATAGCAATAGAAGAACCTCCAATAGTTCCAGCACCAGCATTCGCACCTAATACAATAGAACTATCACTTGAAGCCTTATTAGCCAAAGCAGTATTTGTTCCAATCTTTGTTCCTGTAGGTAAATTAATAGAAGTCCCAGTAGAACTCATGACAGCATCTCCAATACTTATAGATCCGTTAGTAACATACAAGTGGTTAAAAGGAAACTCTGGTGTTCCAAGTGTTGCTGTATTAGAACTTGGAACTATACTATTTGAATAAATCGTTATATTTTCTGTTGATGAAAATACTTGAATATTATCTGCTGATAATACCGAGCCAGTATTTAGATTTGTGTTAAGAGTAGCAATAGAATTAGCATCTAAATATCCTTGTGCGTCTCCGTCTAATGCTTGAACTCCCACCCAATTAACAATATTTTGTTTGCCTGATTGACCGACATCCGTATTACTTATAGTCAAGTTGTAATTAGTGTCTTTTTCGTTTGAAGCATAAGTCCAACTTGTAGCAGAATACGGATTACCCAAACTATCCGCAAACACTATATTACCACTTTGGTCTGTAGCAACAGGTATAGTAGAAGAACCACCTCCACCAGTAGCCCACTTTATACCTGTAGCAGTAGAACTCAATACTTGACCCTCTGTTCCCAAGTTATTACTTATATCGTAAATAAAATTTGTTTTTAAATAACCACAAACCGCATTATCGCCGTAAGTAGCAGTTGCTGGACTACTAATTCCGTTTGATAATATATTTAATCCAGCCCCATCCAAAGTAGAATAATACCCTTGATTGTAGTCATAAAGAGTAAGATTATTCATGCTTAAATTAGTGGTTACTAAACTATCTCCGCTACTAGCAGAAATACCAAAAGAATTAACTATTGTTTGATTTTGTATGTCTTGCGTAGCCTTATTTCTTGAAGTAAAAGTTGCTTCAACACCTCTAATATTAATATCGTCATCACTCAATTTAGTTTCCTCTGTTATATCCAGTTGGTAATACTGCGTCGTATTTTTATTAAAAGCAAAATTAGGAACAGACCAAAGACCACCACTAACATCTTCAAAAGTAGCCGTGCCTGTTTGTGTAGTTGCAGGTTGAACGATTGAAGGACTAAATCCGTCTTGATTAAGGGTTGTAATAGTTCCACTAATATCAAAAACTATTCCCCCTTGTCCTATTGTAATAGAATTATTTGTAGCCTGATTTTGAAGAACAAGACCAGTATCTGTATTAAGACTTACTGCTATATTACCTGAAGCATCTATTCCTAAAAGTGTTTGAGGAACTAATCCTGTTTGAGCCGTAGTATCTAAAGTTGGAAAAGACATATATAATATATAATCAGAAAATATATAATATACAGACAACATGCGGAATAGAAAATTAAACAATTGCGGTTAAAGTTAAATATAGATAGATTGGTGTAGAAACCGCCGTTCCGTTAGGTAAAACACAAGTATATTGAGGTAAATAATTTATACCAGACAGAGTTCCTTCTTTAGATACAAAAGTAGGTGCGGTTGGAAGACCTTGATAAGAAATTGCGGTAGTTGGAACAAGTGCTGACCCTGTTGCGACTGGAGAAATTGACGCATAATTAACTCTGTAAGCATATCCTGAAGCACAAAACCCTTGTGAAGCATTTGAATTAACATATAAAACCGCTTGAGAGTTTGAATAAGTTAAAGCATTTACAGGATTTTTATCTGTAATCGTCCAATAAAAAGAATAAGCAGTAGCAGGTATAAATGGGTTAGTCCAATCCCACTTTGATGTTCCTGAAGCATCACTAACAAAAGTATATTTATTATTTTGAGATGTTATTAAACTATTACAAAAGGCAGTCGTTGCTATTGTAGTTGAATTATCAGTATTAACAGGAGTAGGTGCTGTTGGTGTTCCTGTTAAAGCAGGACTTGCCAAAGGTGCGTATCCAGCAATATAACTACCTGTTGTTGGAATATATAAAGGGTTTGTAGAACCGATTTGATTGGTTGTTGTTGGATATAAATTAAAACTATATGCTCCGTTTGAGTTGAATACTTCAAAACCTGACGAGTTTGTGTTTAATATTAAACCAAGACTTCCTGTATTAGGGTCTATAGCAAGTTGAGCGGTATTATTGTTTGTATTATTTTTAAATTGAAGTTGAGCGTTTGTTCCAGTTGATGTTGTCTGATATTCTTGTATAGTTCCAGCAACATAGGAATTACTTGTATTAGTAGAGACATTACCACCTCCGCCACTTGAGATAGTCGTCCATGTTGGAGCAGAAGCCGAATTATAAGTCAGAACTTGACCCTGACTGCCTCCTGAAGTAAAACTCGTTGTTCCAACACCTGTCTGATAAGGAACTTGATTTGCTGTTCCACCTGCTATATTTGTAGCCGTAGTCGCCGAAGTAGCCGAAGTAGCCGAAGTAGCCGTAGTCGCCGAAGTAGCCGAAGTAGCCGTAGTCGCATTACCTGTTAAAGCACCAACAAAACTAGTTGCTGTTACAACTGACCCACTAGGATCTAAAGTAATAGCGTTATTGACATTAACTATACCTTGTGTAAATATTGCAGTTCCTCCAGCACTTCCGCTCGTTGCTTGAGAATATAATTCGGTAAAAGTGCTTAACAATCCAGTTGTCGGAATAGTAATCCCACCGACATTAAGTGTATTTTGTGTAAAAGAGCAAGTTCCTGTAAAATTATTTGTTCCAGCAAGGGAAACAGCCCCAGCAACACCTCCGCTAAAAACAGCTTGACCTGAACTATTAGCAGTCAAAGTAAAGTTATTACTACTATCACTAAAATAGATACCAGAACCTGCTACAGAATTCAATATATCCAAATTATTAGATGTCATGTCTTGTCCTAGTTGTGTAGTAGATAAACTAGTATCTTGTTGAAAATAAACAGGTAGATTACCTGTAGTTGCACTTGTTTTAAAAGTGTTAATTGAAGCATTACTATATTCGTTTGAGCCGTTGAGACTAGCATAACCACTGATACTATTAATACCAGATGATGTAATACCGAGAAAAGTATTTGTTCCAGTAAAATTATTATTACCTCCCTGTGTTGCAACATCAGCACCAGCAGTTCCAGCCCCAAAGTTTGGAACATTGTAATTTACTGGATTATAGACTGGAGACCCTCTATTTGTTGGCGGTGGATACGACGACATTATATATTATATACTTTTAAAAAAGTTTAGCAGTTTAATTTTCTAAATATATTGTAAATGCCTAAATCTAAAACTGAAGCAGAGATTATAGATTGGTATAAGGTGATACCGAAAAAGTTTTTAACCAAATCTCATAACCCACACTTTGATAAGCATCATATAAATGTCCCTTTTTACGGCATGATAGTCGGATATTCTGGGGCTGGTAAAACAAGGACGCTATTAGATATTCTACACAATATGACTGAAACTTTCAATAATATCTACATCATAACTCGTAACAAAAAAGAACCTTTATACGAATATTTAGAAGAGAAACTAGGTAAAGACGGAATATCAATAACAGAAGGCATCAATTCTATTCCTGATATTGACAAGTTGAATAAGAAAGACCAAACGCTTATTGTTTTAGACGATTTAGTATTGGAGAAAAATCAACGACCTATAGAGGAGATGTTTATTAGAGCAAGAAAGCAAAATGCAAGTGTTCTGTATATCACGCAGTCCTATTTCCGTGTGCCTTCTATTATCAGACAGAATTTGAAATACCTGTTTATAAAGAAATTACAAAATTTAGGAGACTTGTTCCGTATCATGCGTGAATATAGCGTTGGTATTGATAAGGTTGAATTGAAAAAGATATACGACCACGCTACGGCTGACAAACAGAATTTCCTTTTGGTTGATCTGGACGCTCCTCCAGAAGATAAATTTAGGAAAAATTTTAACGAAGTATATGATATTTCTGAAGAAAAGTAAAAAACTTTTCTAAAGTTAGTATATAATATGAATATAGGCAACTTCAAGTCCGTAGCAGATAAAGACGCTAAACAAAAACTCCAAGCGGAATATCTGCAATTGTTAATAGACAATCAAGCCGAATTAGAGAAGCGTATTAAGAACTATCAAAACCCTAATGCTCCTCCACCTGTTCCACCTCAATATAAGACTGCATCTGAATTAGAGAAAGATGCCATGAAGCAAGAAAAAGATGTTATTGACAATGTCTTGAGTTTATCTCCTTCACTTTCCTTTAGCGATGCTTCAAGTGTAGCCGAAGATTTGCGTAGTCGTGGATTAGATGCTTTAGTCAAATTCAATAGAAACTTTCCGATTATTAAGAAGCGTTTAGCGGAAGAAGTCAATCCTAAATTATTGAACGCTCAAGTTATTATAACTAAAATAGATGACATATTCGGAAAGATTGATGCTACTTTTGGTCTCAATCCGTCTGGATACAAATCAGAGAATTTCTTTGCTAGGTCGCCAAAAGAATTGATGGAGATATTCCCTACAAGCGATTTGATGGTTAATATACTAAACTATGTTAGAAGATCTGCTGAAAGTGTTTTTATAAATGTCAATCCTCAACAAGAAGCATCACTTGATAATCTAGGTGCTGAATTAGCACCAATCTTAAGAGATATGATTGATTATTTACCAAGCGAAGCACAAGTCAATTTTATTACTTATTTCAAACCGATTGATAGAGACGAATTATTTAAAATACTACAACAAACTCTTATTGAAAAGGTTATTCCAGACAGAAAAGTATTAGTTGATTTAGAATATTTCTTTGGAGATGTTGTAACTGCTATTCAGGAAGGTGAAGACGAATTAACAGGATATAGTGAATTCGGAGCAGTTGCTAGTTCTGAAAATAGACCACCTGAAGATACTGATGTTGATAAATTATTAGATGACGACTTAAATTTGGTTTTAGAAGAAACTGACACTGGAATTCCTAGAAGTAGAACAACTGCTTCAACTAGACGACCTGTTTCAAATCCTGTTGCTCCAACCCAAAATGTTAGAATACAACCACAAAACCTTGCACCTGCAGATGATGTAGATAAATTAATTAAAGGTATTGCTTTATTATTGAATAATGTTTCTGGATTTGGAGATAGAGCCAAATTTTTACTTTCAAAATTCAAAGAAAAATATGATAAATATAACACTGAAATTAATACTACTATTCTTAAACCAACAGGAATATTAGATGAACTAGATCATGAAGAACAAGAAGGTGTAAAGAAAAAAGCGTTCGTTCCTGTAGGTGATTTAGGCGATATTAGCAGAACTAGAATTGCTGAAAGGGAAAGAAAAGAAAGACATCAGCAAAGACGAAACGAAGCAAGTAGTGAATTAAGAGAACTAGGACAGACATTATTAAAAGCAAATCAAGGTGCTACAAAAATACAAACGGCTATTAGAGGTAAATTAGCACGAGAAGAATTAAAACATCAACAACGACTAGCAAAACACCAATCAGATTATGAAGAAGGAATAGCACAACAGCGACTGCAAAACTTATTAGATAGAGTATATGATGATATAACAGACTTGGTAGATAAACTAGAATATCCTGCTTTAGAATATCAACTTACAAATCAGTCAGAATTAAACGGCGGACACGCATTTTCTACTTTAGCAAAAATTAAAGAATTAAAGCAACAAGAAGGAAAACAAGAAGCAAGGAATATTATGAATAAAACTTTAGCAACTATTATTTATAACGCACATCTACAAGATATTATTGAAGGGCGATATGACCCTAAAAATAAGATAGGACTTTTTAGTAAAAATAAAAAGATTGGGTTAGGTTATATATCAAAAGATGAACCAAGACAACGAACGAGTTTAGACCAAATATCAAGAGTTCCTAATAGAGAACAAGAAAGCACCTTTGCACCTTCTTCAACACAACTTAAGCGTATCAAAGTTGGTGCTGGTGTCAAATTGAGACAAGACGAACCACGATACAAAGAATTTGGTAAATATAGAATTCATGTTCCTTTGCTAGATGAAAATGTCATCAATATCAAATATCCTTCTTTAGCAGGTATTCCTAGTTTGAAACCAGTTCATGTGTCAGACCAATATATTGATTTCATAAAAGAACTTCTAGACACAGGCGATTTAAATCATAAGAAATATAACTCGTTACATGAGAAAGAGCAAGATCACTTTGCAAAAATATCAAAAGCGTCTGGTCTAGCCAATCAGTTTGGTATTAAACCAAAATCGGAAACGGAAGATGATAAAGAATATGACAGGCTTATGATTTTGAAAGGTGAGTGGGAAGCAGGTAACGATAACGAAAAATTAGTAAAAGAGTTGAGACAGAAGATAATCAAGTTTATAAATAACGGCAGAATTAACCGAAAGAAAGGTTTAGACTATTTGATGGAATTAAGTGTTTAGGCGAATATTTTTTGGTGGTATAGTATATAGATGGTTCAGACGCTTATTTTAACTTCAAAAAACCTTGTTAATGACGGAACAAACTCAACTTTTAGATATATATTTCCACAATCAGTGCATTTTAAAGATGATTATATAGCCGTCCAACAGGTTTCAATTTATAATTCAGTTTATAATATCACGATTGCTTTAGGTAATAATAAATTTAAATATACTTGGATTGATGGGACGATAGTGAATATAACAATAGAAGACGGAAATTATACTATAGGGTCAATGAACGCATATCTTCAAAGTATCATGATTGAAAACGAACACTTCTTAATTGATAACGCATCTGGTAACTATATTTATTTTATTCAGTTACAGCCTAATGTTACTGCTTATTCTCTTCAACTAAATTGTTTTCCTATTAATAGCAACTACACGATAAATCAAGGTGGAACTACTGGGTATTCTTATCCTAGTCTTACCACTACTTGGTCTGTTGATAAAGCAGTAGCATCTAGTGCTGGTTCTATGACCCCTGTTGTTACTTTTAATAATCAAGGCTTTGCTACTTGGACTGGGTTTGTTTATCCTAATTCATACCCAGCATCTACAATCACATCTACACCTGCTACTTACTCGCAAACTGCTTTCGCCAAACAAGGACAAACCCAAAGTTTCTTATCAACCTATTCACCAGAAACAACACCTCAACCAAATTATTTAGCAATATGCAGTTTAGTTAATAATACTTCGGTTATTCCTTCTCAATTGCTTTATGTTATTACAATTGATAACACAATTCCTATCGGACAACTTTATACAAATCAGATTAGTAATTTAGCATTCAATAGAATTGTGGATGGAAACTATAAGGAGTTCCAATTTCAATTTGTGGATATTAACGGAGTATCTATTATATTCCAAGATCCTAATTCAGCAATCATGTTGGTTATTAGGAATAAGAACGATCTAACCACTTAAATCCAAAATCCGACCACAAGCGGAATTGTTCTTTAGGCAATATTTGGCTATACCTTTTCTAAAGGTATATATATATGAAAGTGTTTCCTCGCAAAGTCAGTTCAGGTGGAAGATATTTAGTGCCTCATAGAAACGGAGGGTTCGTTAGTCATAAGAATTTGAAGAAGGAAGGTTTAGGGATTTCCGAAAAGATGTATGATAGGGATACAAACAAAAGACACCCCCTTAAAAGTTTAGCAGAAGATAGAGAATTTTTATCTGTTAAGCCTCCAAAATCAAAGAAGTATATTTCTTTGAACCTTTAGAACTAAATTATATTTAGGGAAATCTGAATATAATTTCATAATTTTGGTTATACCTTTTCTAAAGGTATATTTTTTTCTAAAAGTAGTATATAACTATGTCTGGTGATAATCTAGTCTTTGAAGAAAGCCTCTCAACCGAGATGGATAGTTCGCAGTTCATCAAGAAATCGTGGGTGTATGTTAATGATAACAACTCCCAGAATTATACTTCGCAGGTCGTGATTGATACGACACCCTTATCCAATGCTGGTGGTTGGATTAATTACCAAGAAGGCTTTATTGTCATGCCGTTAGTGGTTCAACTTACTTCAGCACTAGCAAATTCTTTAGCAGGAAATAACGGAGACTATACTTGGGCTTTCAAAAACGGAGCGTGGAATATGCTTAACTCTATGACGATTGAGTTTAACAATCAGAACATCGTCCAGCAAACCAGTTTTACCAATGTCTTTAGAAGTTTCAAGGCGATGACTTCGTTCTCTACTGAAGATATTATTAACGAAGGTGCTGATATTCTGTTTTACCCAGATACACCTACCAGTTGGTCTTACCTTAACGATAGTGGTGCTTATGGTGCTGAAGGTAACAAACTACAGGGTAACGGAGTTCAGAGTGCTACTAAAGGTATTGGTATTACTAATAACACAAATTGCCCTCAATTGAGTTCTTATTCAGCAACTGCTGGAGGAACATTAACATCAACAACTCCAATTTTTGCTTCATCTCCTGTAGCAGGACAACCTTTTTTTAGTGCTCCTTATCCAAACGGAGGTGCTTATGGTGCTGGTTCTGTCATCTTTCAAGACGCTACTGCTCCTAATAGAACTGCTGGTAACTTTTCGGCATATAATCAGGGTATGTATCAGCGTCAGGAATACTGCTCCAACAATCCTACTATTGTTGCTGGTTCAAACGGACAACAGCCTTTAGTTGTTTCTACCACGAACTCACAGGCTATTTACAAGAACGGAGTGGTTCAGTCTTCAAACAATAGTATGACTTGGAATATCTATGCTAAACTTCGTCTTAAGGATCTTCATGATTACTTTGACAAGACCCCTTTGATGCGTGGTGCTACTATCCGCATGTATCTGAATACCAACCAGTCGGTTGTTAATTTCACAACTACTTTGGGTGTTCTAGGAACATCTAATCCTATTCTTACAATTAACAGCGTCAATGTGGTCGGTGGTTTAACTTGCCCTTTGATGGTTGCTTCTAGTAACTGGGGTAACGGATGTTCTTCGCTTCCACCTGATACTTATACTTTGTCTTGTTCTATCTTTAAGAATAACAACTCGGCTCAATCTGCTATTTCGGCTCAACAGACCCCTCTGACGGCTTGTCGTCTGTATGCTCCTGTGTATTACTTTAACGCCTTATCTGAAAGTCGCTATCTGTCTCTTGCTCCTACCAGACAGATTAAGTATCGTGATATTTTCCAGTATCAGTTCTCTGGTATTGGTGCTGGTTCGCCGTTTAATTTTCTTGTAAGTAACGGAATTAACTCAATTAAGAGTGTGCTAGTAGTTCCTTACATCAGCACGAAACAAGACGCTAACAATGCGGTTAATCCAGCACAGACGGCTGTCACCTTTAATTACAACTCTGCTCTTAACCCTTGCTCTTCAGCACCTGCTACTCCAGACCCTATCCCTCTTACAAACTTCAATATTTTGGTTTCTGGTGTCAATCTGTTCCTCAATAACAACATGTATGATTTTGAGAACTTTAGGGAGCAACTCCTTATGTCAAATCAGTTGAACGCCAACTTGACTACAGGTTTGACTTCTGGGTTGATTGGTGCTAGAGAGTTCGGTTCGCTATACAGATACTACTATGGTGATTGTTCTCGTGTTCTACCTGCCGAAGAGAATGTTAGCAGGTCGGTTCAGATTGTTGGAACTAACTCTTCTCAAGTGGCGTGTGACCTCTTCGTTTTCGTGGAATTTGAGCGTAGTATGGTCGTAGACCTTGCAACAGGTGCAAGAGTTGAGTAGATATACCTTTAATAAAAGTAAAAAATATTTAGAATATCTCTGTAAAATTCTAAATATTCTTTTAGGTTTAGCAATTTATTATAAAACTATTATATATAATGACATCAATTCAACAAGTATTTGAACCAGTGGCTTCCAAAGCAAAAAAATTTGTAGATAAAGTAGGACAAGATTTAGGTGATATTAATTCACTTATTCCTCATCAACTACATCTGGATGTTCCTCAAATCAGAAAGATGGCTTCAGGACAAGGTTTTAAAATCCACCACCATCAGATGGGTAGAAGTAAAGGTGGAGCAGTTCTTCATCTCTTACCACATAACGCTCACAAGATGCTAAACGCTTATCACGATGGTAAAGCGACGATGATGAAATTAAGTCCTCTGGAAATACACGCATCTTTTACTGGAGGATCTCTTTTAGGAAGTTTGTATAACGGAGCGAAAAAGGTAGTTCATCACGCAGTTGAAGCAGGTCAGCATGTAGGTCACTTTGTAGGTGAGGCTTTAAAAGACCCTGTTGTCAATGAACTAGCACAGGAGTTGGTTGCAAACGGAGCAACGGCTGTTGGAACTGCAGTAGGTGCTTATACTGGTAATCCTGCTTTGGGTGCTAAAGTTGGTTCTGTTGCTGGTGCTTACGGCAAGAAATATATTAAAAGCAAAATACCTAATCGTCTTAAACACTTGGAAAGTAGTTATGAAGATGAAGCAGTTGAAGCCGAAGATGATGCTATTCATCATATTCCTAAACAATATAGGCGTGTTGCCGAGCAGGCTTTATACGACCACTATCCGAAACAGGTTAGGGAAATTGAAAGAGCCGAAAGACACTCTTCAAGACACCCACCCTTCTTTGATTATTTAGAAGAAGATTATTCCGATGTTATGCGAAAACACATGCCTAAATATTCTAGTCCTTATCTAGAACCAGAAGACCACTCTGGTAGAAACACTTACACTAGTCATGCTGGAAGAGGACGAGGTCGTCCGAGAAAATCTAGATCTGAAAGTCCAAAAAATAAATCTCATACTAGTATAAAAGGTATGGGAGCAAAGAAAGGATCTCCAGAGATGAAAGCAAGGATGGCTAAATTAAGAGCGATGAGGGGTAAAGGAAAAGGAACTCAAAATCAATTTGGTGGCGATTTAACATCAGATGTTAGAGGCGGATTAGATAGTGCGAGAAATTATTTAGGATTGGGATTGAGACATCATCACAAGCGAGGTGGAGATGCTTTTACTGATTTCTTCAACCGAGCAGGTGATACGATTAAAGGTGGTCTTGAAGATGCTGGTAATCAGATACAAGGTGGATTTAACGATAAGATTGCTAATCCGATTGTTAGTGGTGCTACTGATTTAGGCAATAAGATTGTTAGTGGTTCTCAAGGTGTTATTAACGATATTAGTCCTGTGTTTGTGGGTGCTTCTAAACAGGTTCAGGATTTCTTTGAAGACCCTGATAATCAGGCTAAAGCAATTCAATTGGGTAAGCAGATTGCTAGTATTCTAATACATCAAGGATTGCCGATGGCTGGTAAATACGCTGGTGGTGCTTTGGCTGATGCTATTGCTACTGGTATGATTGCACCAGAATTGATGCCTGTGGCTCACATGCTAGGGTCACAAGGCGGTGAGATGGCTGGAGAACAACTAGCACAACTTATCGGAGATAAAACAGGTTACGGAATTAGACGCAGAGGTCGTCCAAGAAAAGGCAAAGGTGCTGAAAATTCTGCTCCTTTTAAATTGGCTGTTAAGAACAACTTTGGATTTAACGCTACTAGTTCTCATATTGCTAATTCTCCTTCTAGTGCCTTTTCTCATAACCCACGAGTGATGAGACCATCTACCGAGATGACTTTATCCCCTTATCAGCATCCCAATAGCCCTGCGATGAACCCTTTTATTCCACAGACTTACGCCCAAGAGGGTGGAACATCATGCGGTTACGGAGGTAGAGGTGTGTCTCATGTTAGCAGAGGTGGATTAGTTGGTATGAGTAGGGCGAAAAGTCAAGGGATGGGTTGGTTTTAAATATTCGTTATTTAGGAAAATAATTTTATATATTCCAATATTATATGTTGGCTGTTGATTATTCCTTTGGATTAAGGCAAGAGTGTTTGGTTCATAGACATCTGGTTGAAAAATTCGGAGAGTGTAAAAAGATTATGGGTCGGTATGCAGTTTTTGATTTTGAAGGCGATAATTTCTTTGTTGAAGTTAAAAGTTTTAGGAACAATTATGAGAAATATGAACGAACCATGATTGGTAAAAACAAATTTGATAAAGCAGAACAGGTTATTGCAACAGGTGCTGATGTTTATTTTTGTTTCAATTATTTAGACGGATTATATTATTGGAAGTATAACAAAGATGATTTAGATAAAATAAAAGTATATAAAGGAGGACGAACTGATCGTGGTAAAGCAGAGATTAAGGAATACTGCTATATACCTATAACCTTGCTTACAAAAATATAGTTATATATCAGATGCTGACTAATTTTGATATAGAACGGCTCTGTCATAAATTAGATTTGGATATTGTAGGAGTATTTTCAAAAGATGAATTAGTAAAACAACCAAGACAATTGGGAGGGTATTATATTAATTTAGCAGATAGTGATACTGAAGGAAGTCACTGGGTCTTTGCTTATATTTATAGCGATGATGATAGATGGGTTGATAGTGATGATGATTTGAGTAGCAATAGTGATTACAAAAAAACAAACGCTCTTTATTTTGATGTATTTGGGGTTGGTATGCCGAAAGCAGTAAAAGCCTTTTTAAAACCCTTTGGAAAAATACCTTGCAATAATCGTGAGATACAAGATATAAATACTACAGAGTGTGGGTGGTATTGTATATCATGTCATTACGCTTTAGAGAAGATGCGACACAAAGAAACATATTTAGAAGACTATGAGAAATATTTAGGCATGTGGTCGGATGATCCAAAAAAGAATTTGAAGTTATTAAGGGCATTTTTTAAACCTTTGTAATATTCTATTTTTGCGACAAAGGACTTAAAAATAAAATATTTAGATACTATATATGTCTTACAATATTACTTTGACTATAACCAACTTAAACCCTGATGGAACGGAAGAGATTTATCAATTACCTGTATCTACTGAAAGTGTTGGATTTTTTGAAGGACAAGAATTGTTTAGCATTCCTTCTATAGAACCTCATGAAGACTTTGGAAATAAAGAAGTTGTTTTTGTAAAGAAATCAACCTATAACGAAGCACAGCGTTTAGCACAAAAGAAGTATAGGGAGAAGTATCCTGAAAAATATTGCAAGGTTCAGCGAGATCTTTATCACAATAAGAAACAAGATGAAGAGTGGCGTATGAAGTTTAACGAACGAAGTAAATTGAATAATAGAAAATACAGGGAGAAAAAGAAGGAAGAGATGAAGGCTTTAGGAATAGAAATAAAAGGAAGGGGTCGTCCAAGAAAAGTAATTCCAGAAGAGCCTGTTTCTGAAAATTAATATTATTTAGGAGAATTATTCTAAATAATATATTTAAGTTCAAACTATTTAAAAAATAATCTTTATATAGAATATATAACATGGGTCGCAAATCAAAAGTTCAAAAACTACGAGAAGAAGCATTTAGCGTTTTGAGTTCTTTACAAGGCAAAATTGATGGAAGAACATTGTCAGCATATTACAGGTCACTTGGTAAGTATCATACTGAATTAAAGGTTGGAGTGTTTCTAGAAAAGTTAAAAGAGATTAAGAGTGGAGTTGATAGTCAAATATCGTTATTGAAACAAGAAGGTAAGAAAAAGAAGGAGTTGGTTATTTCTAGCAACACAATTAAGGTGTTGAATAAACAAGCAACTAATAGAATTAATAAAGAGCGTAGCGACAAATTGAAATTGAAGAATAAAAACTTCAAAGTTGTTACAGGAAATATTTTGAATAGTCAAGACGAGTTTTTGAATAATATTAGAAACGAATTGAAGAAGAATAAGGGTAAGGCTTTTGTTTTGAAATATATTGTTGATGGTGAAGTTATTATTGATAAGTCTTTTTCTGTAGGGTCTAATTTTAGTGGCTGGTGGAAGGATTTTAGTAGGAATACTTTTTGGAAGAATTCTTCTGATTATATTTTTGCAGATTTTTTAGATGATGATAATAATGTCAAAGGTAGTGTATTTCTTTATCCTGAAGACTTATCTATTCCTACAGAAATATTGGTTCAGAACTTTAAGGAGGGTGTAACGAATTGCGTTTTTACTCCAATTAAGAAGTGGGTTATATCTAAATTAGCCGATGCTAAAAGTAAGCAGACTTTAAGTAGATATAATATTTTATTGAAGAAGGTGAATAATTATTTATTGAAGTATCATGAAAGTGGTGTTCCAGAAAACGATTTCCCAGAAATATGTAACAATCTGCAAATTGATATTAATGTTGAATTGCCCTTTTGTGATAATAAGTATATTGAAGCAAAGTGTATTAAGAAGAAGTTGAAAGCGTTTAACTTCATGAATACTAGATTAAATCATATTGACTTGAACGAGATTTTTGATTTGGAAAATTCGGTTGAGGTTAGTAAAGATGAGATTTACGATATTAAAAAGGATTTAGATGATCGTAATATTTTTTATACTTATAGACGCAATAACGATACTATAAATAGTATTCAGACTTTGGATAAAAACTATAGAGTTAAAAATCCGTTTAGCGAAGCGGTTGCTAGTTTTGAATTTGAGACTGGATTAAAGTATTGTAAGATTGATGATATTGATGATGCTGAATTAAGTGCTTTTATCAAGCGTGGAACTCACTATAACGAAAGCGTTGAATTTCGTCCTTTTGAAGATAAGTTCAATCATATAGATCAATCAAAAGCATATACTAAATTTAGGATGTGTAAGTT